AGCGCTTCTGCCACTATCCGCCAGCTTATCTAGCTCATTAGCGGCTGTCTTGGCTTGCGTGGCGTCTACGCTTATCGTAAGTGATGCAAAATCAGTCATTCTTGGACAATCTCATTATATCGATTCGTTTGATTAAACCAACATCATATCTATTGATGTATCGTTCTGTTAAATTAGCCCAAGATTCTATCTCTTGATATGACAATGGGTTTAATCCTAAATCGGTCACTGACCTTGCTGAGTCGAGTTCACAGAACCAACTCCATATGTACGCGAACATACCACAGGGCAATTCATGAAGCAAGTCATGTTTTCGCCCTGTTTGCCTATATGCTGCTGTCAAGTGTTCTTTAAGCGTACCGCCGTCTTTCTCGCGTTTGCTTAGTTTTATTTCTCTTTCCGCAAAAGCAAGCAGAATATCTACTTGCTCATCGTAAAATTTACAACATCATTGCTAATCTCTAATACTTTACCGCGTATGATGTGATTAACTCTGATTAGCTCAATAGCATTTTCTTCGCTAAATTCTGGCACTTCATCACCTGACACCGTGCCACGCCATCCCGCAACACGCGCAGCAATCAAAGCTATGGTGTCACTTACTTCGTCTTTAGCATCTTTTGGCTCTTCAGCTTTGCCACGCTTGCGAGCTTCGAATGCTTTTAGGCGATCACGATTTTCCATCTTTATGACAGCGTCTTGTACCTTTTTACTATATTGGCCCAGCACACTAACAAAAAAACCTGTATTGGTAACCCCATCAGCTCCCATGTATTCGAATTCTACAGGGGTATCACAAATGCTTGTGGTGTCTAATTTCCCAAATGCTTTTGACATGTTTTCTTTTCTCCGTGTGCTAGGTTGTTATAATAAAAAAATTACGCTGCTGAATCTTGAATCATTAATGTTGTGAAATCGCCGTTGTTGGTTGCTGAGTTAGTATTCAACAACGCGGTAAATGGTACAGTTTGAACAATACCTTTCTGACCGTCATCTTTGCTATTTCCGCCTACTTTAATGCGTGGCATTGTAAACGATACAAAGTCAGAATTTGCCGCATTAGTTGCAGTTAATACCATTGTCACCGATGCCTCGGTTTCATCCTCGAACATCTGAACATAAGTATCATTCTCCAACAAAATAGTCATTTGCCCAGATACCGCAACAGAACCGCTGAAAACGTCAGGTGTTGAGTTTGCCCCAACTACGTCCTCTTTTGTCATGTTGCCGTTAAGGGTGAAATTCATGCCAGTGACATTACCGACTGTCGCGCCCGCTACAGTAAGTAATCCATTAGCACCTGCCATGACGCCAGTTGTGGACGATGCTGTCGGAGACGTGAAGTAAGCAGCCGTTCCTAAATCCACATTACGGCCAAGGAACCCAAAACTACAAGTTGCCATTCCTGACGCGGAAACCTGAACATCCATTGTATTAACTTTACAATCTAAGAATTGCTCACTCAACGCCGCGCCAGAACCGTACCATTGCTCGATGGTAAAGTAATCAGCTGTGTGTGATGATTGCGGCGTAAATGTTTTTTTGCCAGTTACTGCAAGCGTGCACGAAGCAATAGCAGATTGAGCTGAGATAGTAGTCCCGTTTAACACATACACAGTCAACACTGTAGCTGTAATTGTAACAACAAGATAATTTTTGTTGAGATTACCCGCTGCTAGACCCGCTGTAACTCTAACAACATCACCAACCTTCACGCCGTCAGTAATCCATGAACCCGCCGAACGTGTGATTGTATAAGTAGGCCCAGCTCCCGCCGTGGTTAAGGTTAGTGTGGCAATACTTGCACCCGCTACAAAGTCTTTTCTTACAGCCGCGGCCATAAAATCCTTATATGTTCCAGCGCTAACCTCTCCATTGATTGGGCCTTCTACATATTTTGACCCATGGCGAAAATCTGCGATCTGATAATCTGTACGAATTTCATTTGATTGAAATGTATTCTTTTTCAGCTCAATTCCACTCGTTGTTCTACGTAAAATCTGAGCTGACCCAGCTGTGGCTTTAGTTCCAAGGGCTGTTTGTTTCTTGTATATTACTTGCTTATCTACACCTGACCCGATTGTCATGATTGTGTCCTTTTATGTTATGTAACTGAAATATTCAATGTCAATAGGAAGAATGAACTTGTCATTATCTTCCTGCATGGGCTTCAAATAAGGCGATCTGCTAATAATGGCCGTTATTCCGTCGTGTGAATGGCTAGATCCACGCTGGAATGCCAGACGGATAAGCTCCGCCCTTGCCATGATTTCAGACTTTCCTTTAAGAAGCTCATAAAATAAGCTAACCTGTAGCAATCCATCTATTCGATGCAAACCAGTGCCGTATTCATTGTGCACTGGGGGCGCATGGAAAAAATAAACCTCTTGGTATGGCAATGTCTTAATGAGCCTTGTATTAGGCCATCTTGTAGCAATTGCCGGAGTAATAGCGTTTAAGCTTGTTTCTAATGCTATTTGTATACTTGTAATTGTCATGACAACCTAGAAACAGAATTAACTATTTCGTTAAATTCTAATAACGTACTTTTAACCATGCCTGCGGGGGCTTGCTTTGAATGCCCGTCTTCAAGCGCTATTATGTAAGGCGTATTATTCGTTATATAGTGCACGGTAAACGGCTCAAGTGAGTTCAGCTCGCTAACTATTCTGGCTATCGTTCTACTTCCGCTTTTATCTTGTTCTTGTAGAAATGACTGAGGAATGTATCCATTGCCATATTGCCAATTAGCTCTTGCTGTCCCACCAACATAGCCTTTCGGGTAATATATCTTACCGTTTTTAGCTGGCTTCCATCCTGAAGGGTCGCCAACCGGGGTTTTAAGCGTGATCGATTCAGCAAGCTTCGCAACGGTTAGCTTAACGACCCTGGCAGCACCGCCCTTAACCTTTGTTTTAAACTTGTTAATGTCATCAGAAAAGCTCATCGCCTCAGCTCAACCTTATACAATATTGGTTCGTCATAATTCGGAGCAATAGCATCGATCTTGCGAATAACAAAGCTATCGTTAGACATGACAACAGAATCACCGATTGACGGCTTGTTGATACCCCTGGCTGATAGCAACAGAGTAAACTCTTTATCTGTATCAAGTTGTTCTAATGAGTTTTTAACTACAACAGCATAGCCGATCATCGATGTTGATGAAACTGTCATCGATCCAGTGCTAACGTCATATGATGTAGCTGTCTTATAGTTTATCGTTACAGACAAACCTTTTTTGGCTATCAGATTATATGCAGATTGTATATTAGACTCGTACAACTTTCAGCGCTCCCGATGTACCAGATTGGCCGAAATACCTTGACAACATCATATCTATTTCACGGTATACAGTTTGGTCGCTGTCGAATTCTGAGTATTCAGTTTCGAGCACGTCCACCTTTTCTCGCTTAACGAGTCGCTCTTTATCTGTAACCAATGGAGCAACCGACGCCTTGACAGCAAGCAGGCAACATGAGTTTTTGACTTCATTGGGTATTATGCTATTTGGGTATAAGTCATTAGTACCATAGATGACAACGTTTTCACGCGGCCAATCAAGCGACTGTGTATAAACACGCTTTTCACCTTGCCACAATGCAAAATACTTGCTTTGCATATATGCGGTGGCTTTACGTAAGCATTGCTCTTTTACTGATACATCCAAATCTGACCATGACTCATTGCCAACCAAAGCATGATAGCTGTTGGCATACGCTACGGAGGCGTATGATTCCGCCCCCGTAACCATTGACCCATCTTCAACGATCAATGCCATTTGGATATTATCCTAACAGCGTTGCGACGTGGTTAGGTTTCCATACTTTTGCATCATACAAACAACGAACCTCGATCATCGCTTTCATGTAGCCACCATATGACGCGATTTGGAAAGTCAATCCGCTCCATGGGTCAGTAATGTCCATGATATCCTGAGCTATCTCATTTGAAGGAATAGCAGGCGCTCTAACAACAACTTCAACCGCTGAGCGATGGAAAGCTACATTCGCAGTGTAGTTGTTTCCAACGGTAATTGCGTTGTCATCAGCGATTGCTACGCGGGTTCCCGGGTCATTCAACGCCAAAGAACCACCTGATAGTGCAGTTCCAACCACATATTTATTTACAGTATCAGCCGCAAAGGTTACAACGTCACCCGCCAAAATAGTACCGGTACCGGTGTCTGCAGGGATAGTAGTAGTGCCCGCTGTAATAGCTGCACTATTTACTAAGTAAGATGCGCCCGTTCCTTTAGTGTGCAGTCCAATACCTGCTGATTCTTTTAGCATCAAGCCTTGCAAATCAAGCAACACGCCTTGACGCAATAAAGTATCATTTCCAGCTTCACTAGCTTTTTGCAATTGCGCTAAGTTACGCAGTTTAGTACCAGCCAAGCTGTTAATCACAAGGGTGATTTGGTTGTCGATAGGGCAACCGTTATCAACAAGGATTTGTCGAATTTCCGCAACCTCGTTAAAGTTTGAACCGAATGGCGTTGTGCCTGCCGTACCGAATGCGCGAGAAGAACCTGCTTTAACGATGCCAGCGGTGTATGATTCGATAGTGTTAACGATTGCACGAATAGCTTGCGCGATTTGATCACCATAAACTGTGCTATATCCAGCGCCGTTGTTTACGTGTTTGACATCTTCGCCAGTCCAGGGAATTTGTACTGATGCGTACTGATTAACAGATAAAGTTTTATTGTCAACAGTTTGATCTGTTCCCTCTGGAATAGTCATAGAAGGCGCGAATGATGTGTTAACGGTAGGAGTACGGGTAAAATGTGCTCTTACTGTGTCACCCTTCGCAACGCGCTGACCCTCAGCGGTGTTGATGGTTGCCGATGGAACAACGCCGACTAGTTCACGTCCTACGACGTCAGCCGCTTTGTAAATATCTGCTGCTAAATTATTTAATACGTTAGGCAT